GTCATGGCCGCATCCACTGCCCCGGCTCCTGACTTAGGCAAAAGCTGGCCCAACGCAGCGGACGTCAGCGCCAGTCCGCGCTGGCATGTCTATGTGTTCCATCGTGACCATGTCGAATACGTGCAGGTCAATGACGCCAACGGCACCGTGCATGCCGCATTCGCCATCGCCAACGGCCAAACCCTGGTCCTGCCCATCGGCACCACGGCCGACAGCGTGAACGTCAGCGCGACTCAGTCAGCATTGCAATCGGCCACCAACGGTGAACTGATCTATCGCGACAAGCAGGTCGTGGTGACAGCGAGCCCACAACAGAACGCGATCGTCTGGACCGTCCAGCCGGTTTCCAGCACGCAAAGCACGGCACCGATCAGCACCACTAACGACACCGAATGCACGTCCCGCAATGGCTGCGGTGGTGACCTCCTACATAAAGCGGCGACCGCCCCACAAACGAACTCCACCGAATGCACATCCCGCAATGGATGTGGCGGTGACTTTCAGTAGTTCGCGGTCCAGGCGACACGCTCTCACTTCACTAGCCAGCGTTCTATAGCGATACCGACAGAACACTCCATAGCTGCGTAGGATCAACCTCCCGCGCAGCATGGCGGGCATGTCCGATGACGTGCCGCGCCTCCTTTCCAACCTCATTCGCTACGGCACCGTCGCGGCCGTCCAAACCGATCCGCCGCGCATCCGCGTCGCCATCGGTTCGCTGCTGACGCAGCCGCTGCCGTGGTGCACCGGTCGCGCCGGCGCCGTGTCGTTCTGGTCGCCGCCGAGCGTGGGAGAGCAGGTCATTGTGTTCTCTCCGCACGGCGACCTCGCCGCGGGCTTCGTGCTGCCGGCGCTCCATGCCGACCACGCGCCACCGCCTCATGGCGCGACCCGCACCAATACGATTCTCGCGTTCGCCGATGGCGCGCGACTGCTCTATGACCCGGATCGCCATGCGCTGACCGTCTCGCTGCCCTCGGGCGGCACCATCGCCCTGACCGCACCGGCCGGCGTGTCGATCGACGGCAACGTGCGCATCACCGGCGACCTCGCCATCGATGGCGCGGCGCACGCGTCGGGCGATGTATCGAGCGACGGTGATGTAAAGGCCGGCACGATCAGCCTCGCGAATCACCCGCACGCCAAGGTGCAGCCCGGTACGGGTGTCAGCGGGAAGCCGCTGCCGTGATCGGCATGGATCGGGCGACCGGCAAGCCGTTGGATGGCACGGCGCATCTCGCGCAGTCGATCGCCGACCTGCTGACGACACCGCTGGGTTCCCGGCTCGGCCGCCGCGATTACGGCAGCCAGTTGCCGGATCTGATCGATGCGCCGGCACACGCCGCCACGCGTGTCCAGCTGATCGCCGCGACCGCGACCGCGCTGCTGCGCTGGGAACCGCGCATCACCCTGCAGCGTGTTGCGCTGACCGCCCTGGATGCGAAGCGCGGCCGCTGGCAACTGGACCTCACCGGCACGATCAGCGCGACCGGTACCGCGCTTGGCTTGCGCGTTCCGCTCGACGTATCGGGCCGCACCGCATGACGGATGCGATCCAGCTCAGCAAGCTGCCGCCGCCCGATGTGGTCGAAGTCCTCGACGCCGAAACGCTGCTCGCCAACGCCAAGGCACGCCTTAAAAACCTCTGGCCCGCCTACGACGCCGAGGTCGAATCCGACCCGCTGCAAAAGCTGCTCGAAGTGCTGGCCTATGTCGTCATGGTCGAGCGGCAGCGCAAAAACGACGATGCGCGCGCCTGCTTTATCGCCACCGCCGTCAAGAACGACCTCGACAACCTGGTCGCCTTCCTCGGCGTCGAGCGCCTGACCCTCACCCCCGCACAGTCCGCGCTCGGCATCGATGCGGTGAAAGAGGCTGACGACGATCTGCGCGAGCGCTTCACGCTGGCGCCGGCCGGCTTCTCCGTCGCCGGTCCCGACGATGCCTATCGCTTCCATGCGCGCAGCGCCTCGGGCGATGTGCTCGATGTCGGCGTCACCAGCCCGGCGCCGTGCGAAGTGGTGGTGTCCGTGCTGTCCTGGCGCGGCGATGGAACCGCGTCGCCCGAACTGCTGGACACCGTGGCGCGGACGCTCAATGCCGATCGCATCCGTCCGCTAACCGATTACGTGCGGGTGCAGTCGGCGACCATCGTGCCGTTCACGATCGAGGCCACGCTGTGGTCGTTCGCCGGCCCCGATCCCGACATTGCGATGGCGGCCGCCCAGGCCAATGCCGACCGCTATCGCAACGACTGCCGCCGCATGGGCCGCGATATCACGCTCTCCGGCCTCTATGCCGCGCTGCACGTCGCCGGCATCCAGCGGGTCGAGCTGACCTCGCCCACGGCCGATATTCCCATCGATGACACGCAGGCGCCGTACTGCGCGAGCATCGTGCTGCATTACGGCGGTATCCATGCCTAGCCTATTGCCGCCGAACGCCACCACGCTCGAACGCGCGCTCGCCCAGGTCATGGCCGAGATGCTGGACATTCCGACGCCGATCGGTGCGCTGTGGAATCCCGACACGATTCCGCTGCCGCTGCTGCCCTGGCTGGCCTGGTCGCTCGCGGTCGATAGCTGGAAACCGTATTGGTCCGAGTCGGTCAAGCGCGCCCGCGTGCGGCAGGCGATCGATATCGCGCGGCGCAAAGGCACCGCGCAGGCTGTGCGCGATGTGGTGACCGCGTTCGGCGGTCTGGTCACCGTGCGCGAGTGGTGGCAGACCGAACCGAAGGGGCCGCCCGGCACCTTCGAGCTGGTGCTGACGCTCTCCGGGCGGGACGGCACCGAAGCGTCCGCGCAATACGTCGATGACGTGATTGCCGAGATTCGGCGCACCAAGCCGGCCCGCGCGCACTTCACTTTTACCCAGGGATTCCAGGCCCTCGGCGCCATCGGTGTGATGGCCGTCGCGCGCCCGCTCGCTTACGCCCGCCTGCAATTTGCGGAGGTGGCCTAGATGGCCCTCCGACTCGTCCTCACGCCCGCCGGTCGCGCGGCGCTGCGCAACAGCGCTGGCGATGGCACGAATGCGGTCCGCATCGCCTCGGCCGGCGTCACCGCGACCGCCTTCGCGCCGGGCCAGCCGCTGCCCGCCGAAATCAAACGACTGGCCTCCATTGCCGGTGGCGCGACCGCCGCCGATACGCTGCACGTCACCATTCGCGATGACGGCAGCGACGTCTACAGCGTGCGCGGCTTCGGCTTCTACCTGGGGGACGGCACCTTGCTGGCGTCCTACGGGCAGGCCGACGTGATCGTGGAGAAGTCCGCTCAGGCCATGCTGCAACTCGCACTGGACGTGCAGTTCGCGGACGTGGCGGCGAGCGCGCTGACCTTCGGCGATACGAGTTTCAGCAACCCGGCCGCGACCACCGAACGCCTCGGCGTGGTGGAGCTGGCGACCGACGAGGAAGCCGGCGCGGGCCGCGACACGCAGCGCGCGATCACCCCGCGCAACCTGAAAAGCACCCTTGATACTCGGCTTGGCGCGAGTGCACCGACCGACTTCGGCAAGACCCTGCTGGCGCTCGCCACGGCGGCCGCCTTCCGCACTGCGCTGGCCCTGAAGGGTGCGGCCCTCAAAGACGATGGCGCCGGCAACGGACTGGATGCCGACCTGCTCGACGGCCAGCACGGCGCGTACTACCGCAGCTGGCAAAACCTGACGGACGTGCCGGCCACCTTCCCAGCCTCGCCGCATCGCACCGACTGGACGACACTCGATAACATCCCGGAACCGGCGACGCGCTGGCCGGCCTGGGCCGAAGTCAGCGGCAAGCCGGTGACGTTCGCGCCCGCGGCGCATTCGCATGCGATCAGCGACGTCAACAACCTGCAGACCACGCTGGACGGCAAGGCCACACCGGCGCAAATCAATACCGCGTTCGACGCGGCGATCAAGCTCGGGGTGACCAACAGCACCGCCCATACGATCTTCCAGTCCGGCGCGCCGCCGGATATCGCGCACATCGAATCGACCGGCAACAGCCGCAACGTCGCGCTGCAGATTTCCAACGCCTCGAACAAAGGCGCCTCGGCGGTGCTCTCCTTTATCCGCGAAGGCCAGTTCGGGGCGCACTTCGGCCTCGATACCGACAACGTGCTGAAGTTCGGCGGCTGGTCGTTTGGCGCGAGCGCCTGGCGCGTGGTGCATGAAGGGCTCGCGCAAGTGACCCTGGCCGGCCCGCTGTCGGTGAACGCCGATCCCAACTTCGGCCTGGGCAAGGACACCACGGGCAACAACCTCACGTTGCGCGCGTGGACCGATCTGCGTTTCCAGCGGCGCAGCGACAGCGCCACCTTCACCATCTGGCACAGCGGCAATTTCGTGCTGGCCAGCAAACAGGATGCGCTCGGCTATGTTCCCGTGCAGCAAGGCGGCGGCGTGGGCCAAGGGACCAACAAGCTTTATCTCGGCTGGAATGGCAACAAGATTCGCCTGACCGTGGACTCGACCGACCTGGGCGCGCTGGCACTGGAATCGTGGAGCAATGACACGTTCCTGCCGCGCGCGGGCGGTCTCATGAGCGGCGGCATCGACTCCCCCATCATCGCGGATAACACGGGTATCGCCACCTACGCGCGCTCGACCTTTCGCGCACAGAGCAATGCCTCGACCGCCGCGGCGATTTCGTTCGTGCGCGCCGGTGCGTTCGGCGTGTACTTCGGCCTCGATACCGACAACCGCTTGAAGGTCGGCGGCTGGTCGATGGGCAACGTCGCCTATGCGCTGTTCCACGAGGGCAACTTCAATCCGGCCAGCAAGGCCGACAGCGGCCACCGGCACAACTTCGACACCATCAACAGCTTGCAGGAGTGGCTGAGCGACCGGCCGACGCGGAACGAATTTGCCTGCTCAGCCGGCGAGAATGGCTGGCAGAAGCTGCCCAGCGGCATGATCCTGCAGTGGGGCACCTATCGCCCGAGTGGCCCGTGGTCCGAAGGCACCGGCCCGACGCTCGGCTTTCCGATGGCGTTCCCGAATGCCTGCCAGCACGTCCAGGTCACGGACTTCAATAACAATGTCGGCGGGCGCGGCTGGAACCACTACGACGTGGCCGCACAGGTGACCGGCTGGTCCGCCGCGCAGTTCACCACCTTCCTGCAATGGCCCGGCTCGCAGGATGCGAACTACTGGTGCGGCCTCACGTATTTTGCGGTGGGTTACTGATGGCCTTCTATTTCCGCCCCGCGAATCTCGGCTTCTACAGCGATGCGTTTCATGGTGCACGTACCGTGTTCGTGCCCGATCCGGACGGGACCGCACCCGCGGACGACGCCGACACGCGCGCGCCGCTGATCGAGGTAGCGAATCCCGCCTGCACCCTGCCGCCGATCGCCGAGCTGATCCCGATCACGGCGGATCAGTATGCGGCGCTGATCGACGGCCAGAGCCGCGGGCAGCTGATCGCGCTGGTGGACGGCCAGCCGGCGCTGGTGAATCCACCGGCGCGCTCGGTGCAGGAGGAGTTGGCCGCAGCCGCTCGCGAGCGCGAGCGCCGGCTGGCCGTCGCGACGTCGAGGATCGCACCGCTGCAGGACGCGGTGGACCTCGGCGACGCCACCGATGATGAATCTGCGCAGCTCGTCACATGGAAGCGCTACCGCGTCGCGCTGAACCGTCTCGACCTCTCTGCCTTACCGATCGCCTGGCCCGACGCACCGGCGCTTTCCGACTCCCCAACTCTCTCGAACGAGGTTTGATCCATGCCGACCGCTTACCACCATGGCGCCCGCGTCCAGGAAACCAGCGATGCCCCGCTGTCGCTGCCGACCGTCTCCACCGCTGTTATCGGTTTGATTGCCACCGCGACCGATGCGGATGCCGACGCCTATCCGCTGGATCAGCCGGTGCTGCTGACCCGCCCGCAAACTGGGCTTGCCAAGGCCGGCACGAAAGGTACCCTTGCCGCTTCGCTGCAGGCCATCGCCGATCAGGTGACCTGTCCGGTGGTGGTGGTGCGCATCGCCGAGGGTGTCGATGCCGAGGCGACCACCAGCCACGCGATCGGCGGCACCAGTGCGCAGGGTCGCTATACCGGCATGAAAGCCCTGCTCAGCGCCGAACAGCGGCTCGGCGTGCGCCCACGCATCCTTGGGTGCCCGGGCCTGGACACCAAGCCGGTTACCACCGCGCTGGTGTCACTCGCGCAGCAGCTGAAGGGCTTTGCGTATGCCAGCTGCGCGGACTGCGCCACGGTGAGCGACGCCAAGCTGTATCGCAAGGGTTTCGGCGCGCGCGAGCTGATGCTGATCTGGCCCGACTTCACCCGCTGGGACACGATCAAGAACGTCGAGACCAAAGCACAAACCATCGCCCTTGCGCTGGGCCTGCGCGCCAAGCTCGATGAACAGGTCGGCTGGCATCGCGTGCTGTCGAACATGCCGGTCAACGGCGTGGGCGGGATCGATAAGGACGTCTATTTTGACTACCTCACGGAAGGCACCGACGCGGACCTCTTGAACGAGGCCGGCGTGACCACGCTGATCAACCGCAACGGCTTACGCTTCTGGGGCTCGCGCACCTGCGATGACGGCGATTTTATCTTCGAGTCGTACACCCGCACCGCGCAGGTCGTCGCCGACACGATCGGCCAAGGCGTATTCGAGTACAGCGACAAGCCGATGCACGCGAGCCTTGTGCGCGACCTGGTGGAATCGATCAATGACCGGCTGCGCAGCCTGGTTCGTCAGGGTTTTCTGCTGGGCGGCCATTGCTGGTTCGATTCGACCTTGAACGCCACCGCCGACCTCAAGCTCGGCAAGGTCGCGATCAGCTACGACTACACGCCGGTTCCTCCGCTGGAAGATTTGACCTTGCGGCAGACCTTCACCGACACCTATGTCGCCGACCTCGCCGCCGCCGTCGCGGCCACCAACAACGCGTAAGGATTCCCCGCATGGCGCTGCCCAGGATACTCAAGAATTTCGACCTGTTTCAGGACGGCGAATCGTGGCTCGGCCAGATCGCCAGCGTCACGCTGCCCAAGCTCAGCCGCAAGATGGAGGATTTGCAGGCGGGCGGCATGGCCGGCCCGGTCAGCATCGACCTCGGTCAGGAAAAGATCGAGCTAGCCTTCAGCGCCAACGGCCTGATGCGCAGCGCGCTCGATGCCTACGCAGCCACGTCGGTCACCGCAGTGCAGCTGCGCTTCGGCGGCGCGTACCAGCAAGAGGACAGCGGCCGTTATGACGCCGTCGAGGTCGTTGTGCGTGGCCGCTATAGCGAAGTGGACTTTGGCGAAGGCAAGACCGCTGCGCTCAACGAGCACAAGTACACGATGCCCTGCGCGTACTACAAGCTCAGCATCAACGGCCGCACCGTGATCGAAATCGACTTGCTCGCCAATGTCGTCATCGTCAACGGCAACGATGTGCAGGCCGCCCAGCGCGCTGCGATCGGCCACTGGTGATACCCGCGCGCGTGATCGACGCGCCGTCTTTTCTTTCCTCTCGTATTAGAAGGTTTTCCCCATGACCGAACGCACCGCGACCACGATCACCCTCGACACGCCCATCCCACGCGGCGACACCACCATCGCGTCCGTCGAACTGCGCCGGCCCAAGTCCGGCGAGCTGCGCGGTGTGCAGCTGGTGAACCTCCTGCACATGGACGTCGCCGCGCTGGAAATCATCCTGCCGCGCCTCACGTCCCCCGCGTTGACCCGGCAGGACGTCGCCGCGCTCGATCCCGCCGACCTGACGCAGTTCGGCATGGAGGTCGCCGGTTTTTTGTTGACGAAAGCGACCCGGACGGACTTCCCGAACGCATAGAGGACGCGATGGCGGATATTGCCGTGGTGTTCCACTGGCCGCCCGCCACGATGGCGGCCATGACGCCGGCCGAACTCATGCAGTGGCGCGAGCGTGCTCGCGTGCGCCACGGCGGCGAGTCCTGACATGGATTTGAAACTGACCGTCCTGTTAGGGATGATCGATCGCGCCACGGCACCCTTGCGTGCGATCGGCGACCGCTCCGCCGCCACGGCCAAGGCGCTGCGCGACACACGCCAGCGCCTCAAGGAGCTGTCGCGCGTGCAGGAAGCCGTGCAGGGTTTCCGCGACCTGAAGGCCGGCACCGAAAAGCTCGGGGCGAAGCTGCGCGACACCCAGCTCCGCGCCACGACGCTTGGCAAGGCCATCGCGGAATCCGGCGTTGCAACCGAGGCGCAGGCGCAGGCGTTCGACAGCGCACGCAAGCAGGCGGCGGTGCTCGGCCGCAAATACGAAACCAACACCCGGCAGCTGCAGGCGATGCGGCAAAGCCTCGGCGCGGCCGGCGTCGATACCAAAAATTTGAGCCAGCACGAGCGGCGTTTGCGCGACGATCTGGCCGGCACGAATCGCCAGCTCGACGCGCAGCAGGCTCGCCTGCAGCAGCTGACCACGCAACAGCGTCGCGCCAGCGCCGCACGCCAAGCCTACGAACGCGCCCAGGCCACCGGCGCGCACCTGGCGGTCGGCGGTTTCGCGGCGATGACCACGGGCCAGCATCTGCTCGGCAGCCTGCGGCCGGTGCTGGATGAGGCCAAAGCCTTCCAGATGCAGATGGCGCAGCTACGTGCGCTCGGCATCGGCGACGCGATGGTCAGCGATGCGACGAAATTCGCGCGCGGCCTGGACGTGATGGGGACCAGCGCCACGGAAAACCTCAAGCTGCTGAAAGAGTCCTACAGCGTCCTGCGCGACATGCACGAAGCCGAACAGGTCACGCCTTACCTCGCGCGCATGAAATTCGGCATCGAGACCGTGATGGCGCAAGGGGGACATGGCGAAGGCCACGGCGACCACGCCGAGACCATGTTCATGGATCTGTTGAAGGTCGCCGAGCTGCGCGGCGCCGCCAAGAACCCCGAGAGCCTGAAACGCGTCCTCGACTTCGCCACGCAATCGTATGTCGCTTCCGGTGGCCTGGTGAAACCGGAGGACATGCTCAACATGATCAAGACCGGTGGCGTCGCGGCAAAGCAGCTCGACGATTCGACGTTCTTTTTCGGACTGCTGCACACCATGCAGGAAATGGGCGGCCACCGGACGGGTACGGGCCTCGCCACGGCTTACCAGAATTGGGCGGCGGGTCGCTCGACGCAGCAGTCCGCCGAGGAACTGGCTCAGCTCGGTCTGCTCAAGCCGGGCGCGGCGGTGTACGGCACCACGGGCCACCTGAAAAAGGTCCTGCCGGATGGGCTGAAAGATGGCGCGCTATACCGGAGCAATCCGTATCAGTTCCTGCTCGACAAGGTCATCCCGAAGCTCAACCCCACCGGCGCGCTCAACGACCAGCAGGTCGTCAGCAAGATCAATGCGCTGTTCTCCGGCCGCAAGGGGGGCGACCTCTTCGCGTCGCTGTTCATGGAGCGCGCGAACATCGCGAAGCATCTCGCCGCCGCGCCGAAAGCATACGGCGTCGAGGCGCTCTATCAGGAAGCAACGCAGACCGCGCAGGGACAGGAAGCCGAGCTGCTGGCCAAGAAGGCCGACCTCTACCGCGAGCTGGGCTCGCAGCTGCTGCCGCTGTACGTCTCCGCCCTCGGCAAGCTGGTCGGTGTTCTGCGTGCGCTCAACGGTTGGGCGCAGCGGCATCCGCAGCTCGCCAAGGGCCTGGTCGTGGTCGCGGCCTCATTCGGCGTGCTGCTCTCGACGGTGGGCGCCGTGATGGTCGCGCTTGGCGGATTGATCGGCCAGTTTGCCTTGCTGCGTTTCGCGCTGCGCATGGGCGGCCTGCGTCTTGGCGCGTTGTTCGGGCGCGGTGCGACCGTCGCGGGCGAAGGGTCGGTCGGCGGGCTGTCCCGCTTGCTGCGATTCTTCCCCATGATCGCGAGCGGCGCACGTGCCGCCCTGCTTGCCGTGACCGGCGTCAGCGCGCCGGTCGCGTTGCTGATCGCGGCGCTCGTCGCCGGTGCGGTGCTGGTGCATCGCTATTGGCAACCGATCGCCGCGTGGCTGCAGGGCGTCGGCCAAGGGATCGCGCAGACGCTCGGGCCGGTCCTGACCAACATCGGCACCGCGCTGGCGCCGCTAAAACCGGCGTGGGACGCCATCGCGGCGGGCATCGCGACCGTGTGGCGCTGGCTGGTGCAGCTGCTGGCACCGTTCCAGGCGACCCGCGAACAGCTCGATGGTGCGCGACAAAATGGCGTCGCCTTCGGTCGCGTCGTCGGCCTCGTGCTCGGTGGCGTCGTGCAGGCCGTCACGGCGGGTGTGCGCGCGTTCGTGTGGTTGGGTGAATCGATCGGCACCGCGGCCGGCTGGGTCGCGGTGCATTGGGGACCGGTGGGTGCGTGGTTTGCCCAGCTGTGGTCGGGCATCCAGTCCGCCGCGTCCGCCGCGCTCGACTGGATACAGCGCAAGCTCGACGCCGTGCGTGGCGTGATCGATCAGCTGACCACCGCGTGGCGACGCCTGCATGGCGACACCGCGCCCGCGCTGGGTCAGGCGCCGGTGCAATGGATCATGCCAAACGACACCGAGCGTGCGCACCGCATCGCCGAAACGATCGGGCGCACGCCGTTGCCCGGCAATGAAACGCCGGCAGTCACGAGCGGAGCGCCGGCCATCACGAATGCACCGCCCGTGAGCGCGCGCGGCGCGCGGCCGGTGCAGGTCGCGGGCGACACGGTGACGGTGCATGTCGATGCGCGCGGCAGCGATCCCGCGCAGACCCAGCGGGCCGTGCGTGATGCGCTGGCGCAGCACGCCCGCGAGAAACAGGCCCGCGCCCGCTCCGCTTATACCGATGAGGATTGATCCATGTCCGGTTACGCCCTGATGGCCTTCGGGCCGTTCGCCTTCGGCCTCGGCACCGCCGCATTCGCGCAGCTGCAGCGGCAGATGCAGTTCAAGCATGCGGCGGCGGTGCGGATCGGTGCGCGCGATGCCTATCAGTTTCTCGGCCCCGGCTCGGAAACGCTCACCCTGTCCGGCGTCGTCGCACCCGAGGTGACCGGCACGCTGGCGTCGATCACCCAGCTGGAAAACCTCGGCCGCGAGGGCCGCTCCTACGTGTTGGTCGATGGTGCTGGCACGCTGTACGGGGTGTACTACATCGACAGCCTGCAGACGACGCAGAGTTATCACTTCGCCGATGGCACGCCGCGCCGGGTGGAATTCAGCGTGACGCTGGGGCGCAGCGACGATCTGCCCACCGATACACCCGCATGATCGTGCAGCCGAATCAGCCGATGCTGCGTCCGGCGTGCAAGGTCAGCATCGACGGCGTCGACCTGACCGCACGCCTGCTGCCGCGCCTGGGTTCGCTCAGCATCACCACCACGCGCGCCGGCCATGCCGATCAACTGGACCTGGAATTCGAGGCGACGGATGGGCGCGTGGCCTTGCCGCGTACCGGCGTACGTGTCGGCATCATGCTCGGTTTCGAGGGCAGCGGCGTCGCCCTCCAGGGCGATTACATCGTGGACGAGGTCGAGCATCGCGGCGCGCCGGACGTGATCGCCCTCCGGGCGCGCAGCGCGCGGGTGGCCGGCCCGCTGAATATTCGCAAGGAACGCAGTTGGACCGGCACCACGCTCGGCCAGCTGGTCAAGATCATCGCCGGCGAGCATGGCCTGGTCCCGCGCGTGGCGTCGTCGCTGGCCGATCGGCCCATCGCCCACCTGGATCAAACCGAATCGGACATGGCGCTGCTGCGCCGCCTTGGCAAGCAGTGGGATGCGGTCGCGACCGTCAAGGCCGGGCGGTTGTTGTTCGCGCCGATCGGAAAGGCGCTGACCGCGGGCGGCACGGCGCTGCCGCTGCTCACGCTGGTGCGCAGCGCCGGCGACCAGCACCGTTACCATGCGGCCGAACGCAATGCGTATACCGGTGTACGGGCCAGCTGGCACGACTTCGCCGCCGCGCGCGGCCGGTCGGTGCGCTCGGGCAGGACCGGACACGTCAAGGTGCTGCGCGGTCACTACGCCAGCGAGGACGACGCGAAACGCGCCGCTGCCGCCGAGATGGCGCGCGTCCGCCGTGGCGCCTGCACGTTCGAGCTGCAACTGGCGATCGGACGTCCAGACGTCTCTCCGGAAAGGCCGGTGCAGCTCAGCGGCTGGCATCCATCGATCGATGCGGTGACCTGGATCATCGATCAGGCGCGGCACACGCTCGACGGTACGAGCGGTTACACCACCGCACTCTCGTTGGAGAACCGGGCGACCGCCGGGGACCACACGGCGCAGGACGAGGCAGACGGCGAAGGGTAGCCCGCGGGGGAGTTCCGATGCGTTATCCGCCCTGCGCGATGTTGGCCTGGATGAGCCGGCCGTCACGGCGATTTGCTAGCATCCAGTCGAGCCTTGAAGGAAGTCCGTCCCTTGAACGTACTCGATGCATTTGCGCGAGCCTTCGCGAATCTCACCGCGTCCGGTCTGTTTACGCTGATGGCCGTCATGGCCCTTTTGGGCGTGCTCAACATGCCCTACCTGCCGAATCCCGATGGATTACGGGATATCGCGTGGCCCACCGCCCTCTGGTTGCTTTTTGTGCCGCTGACGGGATATCTCGCGTATGCCTTCCGCCTGCAACGGAACAGCCATTCCATCCGTGCCTGCTTTTATCTGAATACGCTCTCCTGTGCCCTGTTTATCGTCGCGGGCGTCTATTTCTTCCTGCATGTGCCGTATCACGCCAACCTGTAAGGCAGACGGTCCAGAAACGTCGCCACGTGGATGCAGGTCGCAACGCGCGATCACGGGTAGGCCATCGATCGGCCGAGGTCGGCGGAAGGGAACCGTACGTTGCGGAGCGCCTTCGCACCGCGTTCGGTGATCGAAATATCTTGCGACTTGGCGGAGATAGACCCGCATCAAGCGTAGGTAAGCCAACCTGTATACGCGCTGATAATCAATGATTTACAAGTAAATTGGTAAAGCACAACAGGCGCTGCATGTGATTGCCGTAGCTTCTTGCGCAATCGTCCGTCGACCTTTATTCTCTGACCCGCCACAGCGTGCGTTTAACGATTTTCTCCAGCACCGAGTACGACCCGATCCATGATCGAACCTAGTTTTCCCGCATCGACGCACCGCTCCACTTCACCCCCCTTCGCCAACCGCAACGCCATCGCCTGCCCGCACTGCGGCGGCCGTGTCCGCACCTTGACCTCGCGTGCGCTCAGCACCCTGGTGCGCGAAATCTATTTCGACTGCGTGGATGTGACCTGCGCGCATCGCTTCGTCGCGCAGTTGGGCATCGTGCGTACGCTGACGCCCAGCCTGCGGCCATCCGCCGATATTGCCCTACCCATGGTCGAGCGACGCGCCAACGACATCACCATGCCGCCTGCGGCCAAGCCTGTGCTACCTGTCGGAAGCATCGCGCTGCGGCGCTGGTTGGTCTGACGCTTCACAAAACGACTTTGTTCCAAACATCAGGACTAGACGGTCCTTTTCAGGGGGGTGTTTGCATGCTGTATCCGCTTATCGAGTCGGTCAATGAAACCGATCTGCGCCGACGTTTGGCCGTCCAGTTCATCCGGACGCACGAAGCGCAACATCTGCACAGCGAATCATTGGTGCATCGCTGTGTCGCCTATCTCGTCGCCCGCTGGCGGGTACCGGTCAATACCGCCTACGACCTGGCGATGCACGCCCTGGCGGAACGCCAGCAGCGCCGGCAGCCGGTGGCCTTCGACCTGACGTCCTCGACGCCCGCCGTGGTGCGTTTGATCGATGCGGCGACCGGTCGCGTCGCCGCGTTTACCGCCAACGAGCTGTGGCAGCTGGCACAACATCAGGCAGCCGAACCGCTCGACCGGGCGCACACCACGCGTCAATGCGGCCGACGCGCCGATCACGACTAACCCGCCTTACCGATCCTGATCCTTCCCCAGAAGCTTCGACAGCCTGCCGCTGTCGGAACGGGCGCGATTGCGCGCGCGTTGACTCCTTTACCTCTTTACTGTGGCCTTCGGCCGCCCTGATGGAAAAACATCCCATGCTTACCGCCACGTCTGCGCCTGTCCTGCGCTTTACGATCACCGTCGCCCCCGGCGTCCTGCTGCATCTACGCCGCCACGAATCCAGCGTGACGGCCATCCTCGTCGCTGGGAAGGTGGCGCTGTGCTTTGCCCAGGCCCCCATGGAACGGGTAAGCCTGGTGGACGGCTATCAGGCCAGCTTGTTCCTGGACACGACGATGTTCTTGTTTCCCGGCGATCAACTCGCCGACGCCGCCATGTGCCTCAGCCTGCCCGTGACGCGGGTGCCGCGCCCATGAATCACGAACTGCACCGCGATGTTCTGAAACGGCTGCTCGATGAATTCAAGTTCAAGGAAAACGGCGACTGGCTGCAAGAAGGTATCTGCACGCACTGCGGCAAGAAAGAACTGTATGCGAGCGCCGCCAGTCCCTGGGTGGTGCGCTGCGGGCGCCTGAATAAATGCGGCTGGGAGGGACACGTCAAAGACCTGTACGAGGATCTGTTCGAGTCGTGGTCGGATCGGCACCGGGCAACGGCCGAAAGTCCGCACGCGAGCGCCGATGCCTATCTGGTTCATGCGCGCGGCTTCGAGCTGGCGCCGTTACGCGGCACCTACTCGCAGGAATGGTATGTAGACGCCGACACGCGCGAAAGTTCGGCCACCGTGCGTTTCGCGCTGCCCAAGGTGGGCTATTGGGAGCGGCTGATCGATCGCCCTTCCCGCTTCGGCCATCGCAAAGCCGGCTTTGGCTTTCGGCAAAGCTACCGCGGCCACGCCTGGCGCCCGCCTGCGGCACTGATCGATCTGGTGGCCGCCAGCGAGGTCTGGGTCGTGGAAGGTATCTTCGATGCCATCGCGCTCGGTTTCGCCGGCATCGCCGCGCTCTCCGCGATGGCCGCGCACAACTATCCCGAGGCGGCCCTGGATGCCTTGATCGGTACCGATGGCAATCGCCCACGACTGGTCTGGGCGCTGGATACCGATCCGGCCGGGTGGGAATACATCCCGCGCTGGGTGCGCCGCGCCCGCGAGGCGGGCTGGACCTGCCGTGCCGCGCAAATACCGCAGCCGAAAGATGGCAAACGGCTGGACTGGAACGATCTGCATCTGCGCGGACGTTTACGTCCGGACGATATCGAGACGTATCTCTATGAAGGCGCGCTGCTGATTGCGCCGACCGCGATCGAAAAGGCGCGCCTCATCTATCGGCGCAAGGCCATCAAGAGCTTTCCGCTCGAGTTCGGCGAGCGGCTGTATTGGTGGCAGCTCAATACCGCGTCGTACGACAAGGCCATGCAGCAGCTCGGCGACAAAGCCGACGATCTGAGCGAGGAAGAGTTGCGCGATGAAGCCATCAAGCAGTCCGGCGTATTGACCGACCTGGCCAACTGCTACCCCGTGCCGCTGTATTTCCAGCAGAACAAGCTGACCAACGAATCCTGGTATTACTACCGCATCACCACGCCTTACAGCTCGGTCGTCTACAAGAACACCTTCAAGGGCGAGCACATCGCCAGCGCCGGCGAGTTCAAGAAACGCCTGCTTAGCGTGGCGCCGGGTGCGATGTGGGAAGGCACCACGGCGCAGCTTGATCGCACCTACGGGGATTTGCGCGGGCATCTCAAGATCGTGGAAACGGTGGATTTCGTTGGCTATGCCAAGGAGTACGGCGCGTATATTTTCGGCGATCTGGCTGTGATGAAGGGCCGCGTCTTTGAGCTGAACGACGAGGATTACATCGAGCTGACCAAGCGGCTCAATATCAAGACCATCAATCAATCCGTCGCACTCAAGATCAACGCCAACGTCAAGCAGTACAACACCGAGTGGCCGCAGCTGGTATGGGAGGTGTTCGGTCCCCGCGGCATGGTCGCCCTCGTGTTCTGGTTCGGCTCCCTGTTCGCCGAGCAGATACGCGCGATGCAGGAAAGCTTCCCCTTCCTTGAACTCGTCGGCGAGCCGGGTTCGGGAAAATCCACCCTGATCGTGTTTCTTAATCGGCTGCTTGGTCGCCCCACCTACGAGGGATTCGATCCCGTGAAAGCGACGGCGGCCGGTCGATCGCGCAATTTCGCGCAGCTGGCGAACCTGCCGGTGGTCCTCATGGAGGGTGACCGCAAGGAGGACGAAATCAAGGGCAAGTCCTTCGATTTCAACGAAATCAAAACGCTCTATAACGGCCGTAGTACCCGCGTGACGGGCGTGAAGAACAACGGCACCGAAACGAACGAGCCGCCTTTTCGCGGCTCGATCGTCATCGCGCAGAATCGACCGGTGAAGGCTGATCCGGCGGTGATGCAGCGCCTCTGTCATGTATTTATGACCTGCGAAGAGCACACCGCCGAAGGCAAGGTAAAGGCCGACCGCTTATCGGCGCTGGACGTCGCCCAGCTCAGTTATTTTATTTTAGCGGCAACCCGCGCCGAAGCCGAGGTGCTGAAACATTATGCCGAACGCATGCCGGTTTACGAAAAGCAGCTCATGGATCACCCCGCCATTCGTGATGTACGTATTGCGAAAAACCATGCCCAATTGATGGGGCTGGCCGAGGCACTCGAACAGGTACTGCCTCAGGCCACCGCATGGCGCGAACCGCTGATGGCGTTCATCACCGCGATGGCGGTCGAACGACAACGGCAGATTGGCGGCGATCATCCCATCGTGGCCGAATTTTGGGACCGCTACGAACATCTCAATGATGGCATTGTGTTCGAGCATTTGAATCATTCACGCGACGAGAGCCTGATCGCGGTAAACCTGCACGAATTTCTAGAGCAGGCCGGTGCGCGCTATCGCGATCTGCCGACCCTTCGCCAGCTCAAAGAACACTTGCCGACCAGCAAGAAACCCAAATTTGTCGAGGCAACCCGACCCGTGAATAGCGCCATCCATGCGCGCGAGGGCCATACCCGCACCGTGCGCTGCTGGGTGTTTCAGAAAAACCGCCAAGGCTCATAGTGTGGAAGCGTCTACATGAAACGAATAGCAAAAATGCAAGACGACTCTACGATGGATCTAGAGCAGGCCGCTGGCTTTCTCAGGCTCGGCTACGAAGCGATGAAAGAACTCGTCCGAAAGGGCGAGGTACCGGCTCTTTCTCTCAATCAAAAACACACGGTCCTGCTTCGCGAGGACCTATTGGATTTCGTCCGCTCTAAAGGCCGCGAGCAGGCGCAAGAACGGAAGCGCGAAAGACCTGCAAAAGGGCAACGGACAGTGGCGAAGCGCTCAGTTCGGGGCGCCAGCCGATCGGCGTTGCCGGATTTATCGCGCTACGAAAATATCGAGCCATCAGCGCAGAACTCGCTAGCGAGTGGCAAAATAGAGCGTCAAACATGTTAAGTTATTGATTATAAAGTAGTACATCGGCCTGCAAAGCCGCGTACGCCGGTTCGATTCCGACCCCGGCCTCCATTGCATAGGTTCTTGTCGCATCATCGAAGCCCGCCCATGGCGGGCTTCTTTTTTGCTAAGCAAAGACCGCTCGGCCGGCGTGTTACGATGCGCGCCGCTTGCGCATCCAACGGATGCACTCAGCTGGCCAGCCTGCCCGGATGGCGAAATTGGTAGACGCAAGGGACTTAAAATCCCTCACCTTCACGGGTATGCGGGTTCGATTCCCGCTCCGGGCACCAAACATGATCACGACCATGTCCCCCGCTTAACCTTCAGCGGCTCTGCATCATGGAAGAACTACAAGGCGCATAAGAAACCGGTCGGATGCGTCGCCGAAATGGCGACTACGGTGACGCCTTGGGTTTCGGCGACTTCTTCGGCTTCGGCGGTTTGTACTCCACGCCCCTCTTGCGTTGCTCGTCATAGTCGCGCGACGCGACATGCTCTTGCTCGTGCTTGGCATTTTGCTTGCCGCGTTCGGCAAGATCGCGATCTACATTATTGCCTTGAGTCAT